TACTTGTTAATTTTGAACAATAACCAAAGACATATGGATTAATACTTGTAACATTGTTTGGTATTGTTACACTTGTTAAACTTGTGCAATAGTAAAAAGCATAGTCCCTGACACTAGTAACACCTTTTAACATATCAGCTGTCACCTCAGTTATGCTTCCGTCAACAAGTGCCTTAAAAGCAGCGTTACTATCACCACCTCCGCCACCGCTTAGCTTTTGTGCAAGCAGCTGATTATAGAAATCCATTTACTCACCGCCAATCTTTGCCCAGGTAGTACCGTCAAAGTAATAAAAGTCTCCAGTATCAAGCTCTAGAAACAAAGAATTGACAGCACATTCAGTAGGTTTTGTGTCTGTTGATAATCCTTTATAATCGTGTTCATCTTTTTGTCGATTATTATTAATACTTATCATATATTTCCCCTTTCTATCCTTCGCTGCTATTACCACTTGCTTCAAATTCCTGATCAAGCTCGTGATCTGCTAGTACTTTATCTGCGTTTAAATCTGTAAGAACATTCGTATTTGGTGTATAGAATTTTCCTGTGTTTATATTAAATAATGTGGACCCAAGCCCAAAATCGATACAATCGAGTCCCTCTATATAATCTAAATTCTCATATCTTCTAATTTCATTTAATGTTAAGAAACCAGTTTCCTTAGCCAATTTGTATGACTCATATCTTTCCTTTAAGCTAGATTTGATTATTTCCTTGACATCAAATTCAAAGAAATGATTTTTCTTTTCTTTCTCCAGAAGCAAATCACGATTTAAAGCAGTCTCAAAAGCTTTTACAATCGGATATATCGCTTCTTTAAAAGTCAAATCAAAGTCTTCATTGATATGAAAGATTTTATTAATCTCATTGGCCAGAGTGTTCTTGTTCTGATCCAATTGCATTTCGACGGATGAGTTTGAGCTTTCTTGAAACTCCAACCCATTGTTAAGAACAACTACATTCTCGCTATTATTGGCATACATATTCCGCCAGGCTTTTTTCAAAGTATCAATTTCATCCTGGCCGAGCCTTCTTTGAGCTTTTAAAAAGCCCTTTTTATTACCACCGCTTTTAACGAGTGATAATTGATATAAGAGCGTGTTATATGCTGTCTCTAAAGTCTTTGACAATTCATCTGTTAAACCAACGCCAGTCGCTCCATCTTTGGTATTCCTGAGAAGTTTAATAAACTCATATGGTTTATACTCTTGCCCTTCAACCAGAATCACATAGTCTTTAAAGATTGGTTTAAAGTTTTTCAAAACAGTTATGTATATATCCTGTACATACCGCAAAGCCACAACTTCATTTCGCTTGCGTTGGATATAGCAGTAACCGCCTTTGCCCATTAAATAATCTTCGACCATTGCTTTCTTCAGTTGGTAAGCATCTAAAGTATCGCCAGTATCACCATTAAGAAGCTTTACTCTACTGTCATTTCCTTGTTCTTCTACTCTACCGTTCTTGTATTTATAGAGTTTTACTGGCATCGCAGCAATCATATTCCCAATGAAATCAACCGCTCCGCTCACCGCTGGCAGTGTCAATGCTTTTTCACGAGTGATCGCTTCATTGCTAAGCAAGGCTTGCAGCAGCACATCATCAACAGGAGGTGTGATTGGTACAGGTGGCTCTGGTGTGCTATCTCTCTTATTAAAAAAATCAAAGAACCCCATATTCTCACCTTCTTTCAATGTTTTGACATAGAAAAAGAGACACCTATTAAAAGTGTCTCTTAATTGAAGTCCATTTAATTATCAATATAATTCCGTATGCAAGAGTTTGTCCGAAAAGGGCGGTTAGTCACTCCCTACGAAAGGAGTGATTGATATGAAGGAAACATTAAGTTTGATTTTTCTCATATTACTTATAATTTTGTTAATAGTTATAACAATAAAATTATAGCCGCTCTTAGTTCGAAAAGATAGCGACTATAAAATTTTCTTTAAGAATCAGGACTTACCGCCTTTTAAGCGGAGCTCTTGCACTTATTATATTCACCAAAAATAAAAAATCAAATCCAACTACAAAACTTGAATCGTGAAATCTGATTGATTTAAGAAATAATCTTGCTCAAGCAAATACACAGCACTGATCATTGAAGCCACCATATCAATTTTCCCTCTGCTTTTCTTTTTCGACACATATAAGTTCTTGTTTGTGTCATAAGTACATTTAGCATTTTGAAAATTAATTTCTAATAGTTTGTTTTCAGTATATGAAAAAGAATTTGACAATATCTTTTCTTTCAGAAGTTTTGTTGGAGAATGAAGCACGCTCGAATGCTGCCTGATTTCGACCATATTAAATCCAGCATTTTCAAGCTTTTGAGCAGTTGATAAGGCATTCCATCTGTCATAGCCAATGGCTTGAATTTGCACTCCATATTTACTTTCTAAATTTAAGATAAAATCCTCAACAAAAGCATAATCAATGACTTTATCTCCGCAAGCAATTACTTTCTCTGTTTTACAAAGCTCAGTATAATTAACTTTTTCACTTAAAGTCTTTTCCTGAATTCTGCCCTCTGGAATAAATGCCCATGAATCAGCAAGTATATTGTTATCATCATCAACTGATACCATAGCAACTGAAGTGTTATCATTCGTTTCTGATAAGTCCAGACCGACATAAACAACACGACCTGCCCAATCAATATTTGCAACCTTGCATTCCTGTACATCTTTAATATCAATATAAGTCTCCGTACCGACACCAGAATAAATAATATTACAGTGCTTGGTTACGAAGTTTTCCCTGGCACTTTCGACTGCAATTGCATAAGCTCGTTTTTTAACTAAGTCATCCCATATTTCTGGGATCTCAAGAGCAACAGGATTCGCTTGCTGCAAAATCAAATCATTGGTTTCCCAGCCTTTTGTTTTATCTGGCTCATAAAGCAGGGAAAATCTTGTTTCATCCTTTTCCACCCCGTCAAGCACTTGTTTACTATACTTGACTTCATCCTCAAACGGATTATCTATTGTCGGGTATTTGGTGGATATTATAAATCCTAATTTATTCAATATATTTAATTGCCCAGATCTCATCGCTTGAATAGGATATGAGATTGGCAATGCTCCTGTTTCGTCGCATATAAAAGCATTTGGGAGTTTCATTTTGTTATCGTAAAGGCTTTTTATCCTCTACTTCTTATAGTTTCCTATAAGCTCAGCACAACTTTTCAACCTCGAGGGCTGTCGGGGCCTCGTGGATGCGTTATATTCTCTCTCATCGATTAAAGAGTTTCAGCATCTATGCGTTGCGTGTGACTAAATTTTTAAATTTAGCCTTCCACTCTGATTAGCTTGCAGCACCATTCGTACGCAATGGCAAATTATGATTTAGCGTGCCGACTGTGATATAAAATTTAGTATTCAGGAGGTTTTTCCACCTCTTTTAAAAAATTTTTTATTTAACGCAAATCATAATTTTGCTGTTTAGCTTTCCAGTTTTTTCCCCGATGCATTCTGTTACATCGCTATAACAGTGGGCAATTAAATTTACCATCCATTCTGCTTGTTGAATACGACAACGGAGTATATTTAGTTTGCATAGGATCAAACATAATATAATCACGCAAAAGTCTAAATCTTTTTTTGTTCTTATGCTCATAAACAATAGGGCTGGATCTGATTGTTTCAGCTATTGCTTCTCTTATTTCCCTCGATAAGCTCCCATCAGGAGCAACAGAATAAAACTTTGAGAATCGAGGTTCAGTTAGAAATAAAATAATAAATATTGTCGCTATGGTGTATGTCTTAAAATTTTTTCGGCATATTTCTAAAACGCCAGTTTCATATCTTCGTTTCTCAGGATTATCTCGATAAACCGTGCATAAAATTGCAGTATAAAAAAGCCATTGATAGCCACAAGTCGTTTCATAAAGGCTTTTACCAGCCTTTAATCCTTTTGGCATAATCAATAGCTTTAAAATATTTTCTAACTGTCTTAATTTCTTTTCGCTAATAATATACTTTTTATCTTTCCCATCACAAATACGAATAAACTCTTCCATTTGAAGCTTTACATACTTTGGAGTGGTTTTTTTCTTTCTGTGCTCCAGGCAAAAATCATATGCTTTCAATCTTCATCACTACCATTAATCATTTTCATAAGCATATCTTCTTCTTCAGTTGATTCTTCAACGTTGAAGTTCTTAATGATTCTTATAAGGGTTGCAACGGTTTTATTTGCAGAATCCGTTGTCCTATTGTATTCTGCAACCGCTGGGTTGGAATATAGGTTTTTTCGCCCTTTGACATATTCTTTAGAAACAAGCATTCCTTCTTCTGCCATAGCCTTTTCTAGCTCTGATAAAATATTGAGCTGTGTTTGATATCTTTTGAATGTAGTAGCAAAAAAGAAATTAGATTGCACACCGCTTTCTTCTGCAATCCTGATTATCTCGTTTGCTTGCTCTTTAAGTGACTTTTTTTTCATGTAATGCACCTCCTTGATGCAATGGTAGAGTTTACTAAATTTGGTATACCAACAAGAGTTAAATATCCCAAAAATTGTTAGAAATTGATTCCGATTTTGCCAAATAAACACTATGTGAAGATTTATCACATTACCATTTATTTGGTAATGGCTGATTTACCCAAATATTAATAAAAACATGAAAAACTGGAAGTATTTCTTCCAGTTTTAATAATTTTTTGCTAAATTTTTCGCCAATTCGCATAAATTCTCCATAAAAACATAACATTTTTTTGACATGTGTTCGTGGG